TGTTATAAATAACATCCACTAGCAGCCTATAGAAAGCCGCTAGAAAGGTTATCTATCAATTTAAATAGTACAGCAGCCACAGCAAGGGGCATCAATACAGCGGCCCTGTTTATTACGGTAATACTCATTACCATTGATGTTGAATATATCAGACCTGTAAAACGGTTTACCAGCTGCTGCAGCCAGCAACACAGCGGTTCTGGTGCTGGTGTTATATTCAATACTATCACCAGGTTTTATATTTTTACCTGTTGCTGTGCAGCGGCCCCTATATTTTGCTGTCATTGTCTTAAGCATAGTGAACCCCTTTAATTTGAGTAAACCCGCTGTAATCTCTTTTAGCCTTACCCTTAGCATACAGTGCCACTACCACGGTTTTCGGCTCAATATGTCTAACATCGGTGTTGTCTCCGTCTATAGTAGTCCAGCCTCTAAAAGTACTAGGGATATCCTCTTGACGTTGAAACACTACAGCGACCCTAGAATTACTTGGATTTAATAAACCTTTAATTGTCACATTGTGTGGTGTGATACCAGAGTAGCTATAGGTTAAATCATAGTTCCCTGGTGTTTTACCCTCTATTTTCCTAGAGGGATGTTTTGTATAGTCATAAAATTGAACCTCTGGAAACAATTGGAAAATATTTTTATTGTCCATTACCTCTAGATTTTCATAAGGTATATCACTAGTTCCATTTAATCGCACTAGTGGTGTTAAACCTCTATTTTTAGCTGTGTTTAACAGGCTCCAGATATCGGCTGCAATACTCAATAAAAAAGCCTGTTGATTATCATGGTAAAACCTGGTTTTACTTTCTCTAGCAGCCTGGACACTATTAAACGCACCACGTCCAGCTGTTGCCAGGCATGGATTTAAGCAGCCCGCTAATTTACTCATACTACAGATTTTGATGCTAGGCTTTAAGTAAACGATAGCTGTCAAATAACCTATTTTCTCGCCTTTAACTGTTTTAGCGCTAGCTGTGCCTAGAATTGTCTTATAGGGTAGATTTAAAGCTTGAAGCTTTGCTTTGAAAGGGTTATGCATGTTAATACCTCGAATTGTGGTTAGGAAATATATAAGAGAGTCTCTCTTACATGTATATTATTATCTTATTAGCTTATTATTAATCAACTAGTATTTACCCTAATATTGTGTAAATAAATGTAAAGCTTAATATTTTTATTTTGATGATATACTCATATAAAAGAAAGACTAGTATTGTGTGTAGTCTATTGTATATATAGCGTACACTGTGCCAACCTGTAGGGTTCGGCTGGTGTATTTCACCTTTCTCTCACAGAAAATATATAAAGGGGCGCTGTGTGCTGTGCTCTACCCTATCCATGCTGTGTGATGCTGTGCACCAGCCTGGCTCAATATGGGGCTGGGCTTGTACATGTTGCAGCAGCTCGAGTGATGCGAGAGGCGGTCTAATGAGATGGGTCTGGAGTCTAGAATGGTGTGCACTCCACATCTCGTCCCCCCCAAAAAAATATTACTTTCCCCCACTTCCCTGCAGTTGCCATGCGGGTTTGAGCCACCTATTGCGTGGCTCTTTTTTTAGGTGTATAGTGCAGTTATATGTAGAGGTGTAGATATGCAAACAGAGTTAGTTGTAGAGAAGGTCAGTTTACCCAAGCCTCGTGTGGTGTATGCGTACCCGTATGAGGATATGGAGGTAGGGGATAGTTTTGTGGTGCCTGTCAGTCACAGGCAGCAGGTGTATAACGCCAACTGTAGGGCGACCAAGAGGTTGGGTTATAAGTTTACGAGTAGGACTGAGGGTGAGTTTGTAAGAGTCTGGAGGACAGAGTAAATGGATAAGTTTGTCATAGAGGGTAATCACAGAGAGACGGCAACAGACCTGTTGGACCAGTACATGGTTTGGAGGTTGAAGGACATTATTGAGGACTGCAGTTCTTTTGGGGAGCTGGAGGACATCACGCTGTCTTGCAGGGTTTTATTAAGGTTCATGGGTGAAAGTATTGACTGAGCTTCTTTGGACGACTGAGGACGATTTAAGGGCACTCTGTAGGGAGCTTTGGATACGTCTTTGTGTGTCAGAGGCGATGACAGAACAAGTAGCACAAGAGGCAATGGAAAATGGGTACAGAGAAGGATATGCAAGAGCAGTTATACAAATCTCGTCTCAGGCTCAAGTGGGAGATGCAGAAGGCCATTTCTTGCATTAGCAAGGTGAGCAAGAGGAAGTTGGCTGCTGAGTGGAAAGACAAGTACTCAGACATCTTTTACCAAGAGCTGATTAACTGTGCGAGGAACAAGGGTGTCAGGGCTGAGATAGCCAACTGGTCAACAGAAAGAATGGGCAAGCCTGATGAACTTTAATTTAAAGAACTTCTACAAGTTTTGTAGTGAGTTAAAGATTGAGACCAAGGAAGAGGGTCTCAAGAAGATGGGTAACCTCCTGGGGACACAAACGTATGTGATGGAGGAGATGACCAAGGGGTTGGAAGATGACGTTCATTTCTTTGTTATTCTCAAGGGTCGTCAGTTGGGGATTACGACTGTTAGCTTGGCCCTTGATTTGTATTGGCAATTCACTCACCCTGGTTGGCAGGGCACTCTTGTGGCTGACACAGAAGAGAACAGAGACATGTTCAGGTCTACGCTTGCCATGTACATGGAAGGTTTACCCAAGGAGTACAAGATACCTTTGGTGGCCCACAATAGAAACCAAATGGTGCTCAAGAATCGAAGCAGGATTTTCTACCAGATTGCTGGTAACAAATCTCGATTGGGGCAAGGCAAGGCTATCACTTACTTGCACGGGACTGAAACAGCCTCTTGGGGTAACGAGGAAGGCTTAGCTTCCCTGATTGCCTCTTTAGCTGAGAAGAACCCTGAGAGACTCTACATGTTTGAGAGTACGGCTCAGGGTTTTAATATGTTCCACGACATGTACAAGACGGCTAAGAGGGCCAAAACACAGAGGGCTATCTTCTGTGGATGGTGGAGAAACGAGTTCTATTCTGTTCCTGGCGACTCCCAAATCTACAAGGTTTACTGGGATGGGAAGTTGACTGGGGAAGAGAAAGAATGGGTCAAGGAGATTAAGAAGCTCTACGGGGTAGAGATTAACTCCAGACAGATAGCTTGGTGGAGATGGAAGATGGCTGAGGGCATCAAGGATGAGAGCTTGATGTATCAGGAGTTTCCTCCTACTGAAGACTATGCGTTTGTGATGACAGGGACATCTTTCTTTTCTAACTCACGCTGTACAGAAGCAGCGAAACTCAGCAAGAAGGTTTTGTATGACGGCTACCGTTACGTTTTCGGTCAAATGTTCCAAGACACCGATGTGCTCAAATCCACAGAACGACTGTCCACTCTTAAAATTTGGGAAGAACCCGTGGACACAGCTTACTATGTTATTGGAGCCGACCCTGCCTACGGAAGCTCAGACTGGGCCGACAGATTTTGCATACAAGTGTTCAGATGCTATGCTGACGGTCTTGACCAAGTAGCAGAGTTTGCTACCAGCGAGATGAACACTTACCAGTTTGCGTGGGTCATTGCCCACCTCGGTGGTGCTTACAAGAACTCAACGCTTAACCTTGAGATTAACGGTCCAGGTCAGGCTGTCATCAATGAGATGAAGAACTTGAAACGTCAGGCTGCCAACACAGGTGGAGAACTTGGTAGAGGCTTGGAAGACGTACTAGGCTCCATGACCAACTACATTTGGAGAAGGAATGATTCCATGTCTGGGCCAGGCAACTCTATGTACTGGTTGACCACTGCCAGTTCTAAAGAACGCATGATGAACTACATGAAGGATTACTTTGAGCGTGGCATGATGAACATTGTCTCTATGGAGACCTTGGACGAAATGAAGAGCATTGTCAGGGAAGATGGGTTCATTGGTGCCCCTGGAAGGGGTAAGGATGACAGAGTCATTGCTTGTGCACTGGCTGTGGCGGCTTATGCAGAGCAGTTGCAACCTAGACTACTTCAGATGAAAATAACGAGAGAGGTTTCCAAGGCTCAAGAGATTATGAGTCCTGAAGAAATAGCCGTGGGTAAAAACGTCTCTAACTATTTG